TTGGTACGTGGTGAATGTCTCACTTGTTATCATACTAACTCCTCCTCCTCAACATACTCCAAGCATCCTTCGGGGTGATACCCGATAGCTTTTATAAAGTAATCGAAGGCTTGAAGTAGCTCATCTATAGTAGACTGACTGTCATCAATCTCAAACGTAACAGTAGACACGTTTCCATACGGTTTCATATCTTCATCTTGTACATGCTGTATTGTAATCATAAGTCTATCTCCACATTCTCTTCAGCGTCAAACATATAATCTAGTAGGTCACGTTCCATTATAGATTGTAATCCCCTAGCTCCGGTTCCATTCTCAATAGCTTCTTCAGCTATCTTAGTTAGTGCTTCATCTGATATTCTCAGAGACGTGCCATCTAAAGCAAACAACTCCTCATAGTGTTTAACGATAGCGTTCTTAGGCTCAGTCAAGATCCTCTTTAACGCATTAACATCTAATGGATTGAGCTTAGCTAACACAGGTATCCTACCTAGTAGCTCAGGTATCATGCCATATGATTTAAGATCTTCAAGAGATGTATCAGACATTGGTGTTTGTCTGTCGTCATCAACACTTGTTACATCAGCACCAAAGCCTATTGAGTTACCCTTCCCGTTCAGCCTTGCACTTGCTATCTTATCTATACCACTGAACGCACCCCCTACAATGAACAAGATGTTAGATGTATCAACCTTAACCTTCGTCTGGTTGTGACCTGATCCAATCTTAACAGTAGCAATCGTACCCTCTATTAGTTTGAGTAGTGCATGTTGCACCCCTGCCCCTGATATGTCACGCTTACCACCTGAGTCAGCTCTGGCACACACCTTATCGATCTCATCGATGTAGATGATACCTCGCTCTGCCTTCTTAACATTATGATCACACTCATCAAGAAGTCTTTCAAGTATTGTTTCAACGTCATCACCAACATACCCTGCCTCCGTCAGTGACGTAGCATCAGCAATAGCTAATGGTATGTCAACAGCCTTGGCTATGGTCTGAGCAAACAGCGTCTTACCTGTACCTGTAGAGCCTATCAACATGATGTTAGACTTCCTAAGATACATGTTCTCAGGATCTTTAGCTCTCTTCATGTGATTGTAGATAGCTACAGACAATACTTTCTTAGCATCATCTTGATCAATGATGTACTCATTAAGCTGCTCCATAATCTCATGGGGCTTAGGCAATGGCTTAGGTGGGGCCAATGCTTTGGGCTTAGGTTTAGGAGGGCGAGGCTCATTCATGTAATATTCTTCCATGATTGCGTCCTCAATAAGCAGGTTCTCAAAGAAAGCATCCATGCCTTCATCATCACCATCCCCCATGTACTTGAGCAGTTGTCTCATCTCTTCATCAGTCATAGGTTTCATTCTAACAGTCCCCTTCTTGTCGTCATCACCCATACTACACCTCTATTCAATTAAAAAGAATTCTTTAGGTAACACTACGTAGCCAGATCGTTCAGACTCAAGCCCAGATGTAGCAATTGTTCTCATAGACAACACCCAGTCAAAGTTGGGTACATCATAAAAGGTCATGGCCTCTTCCTGAGAATCAATTACTACGTAGTACACTTCATACACGTAGTAGTACGTCCCTCGTACTAGGATCATAGACTCTGGTATCCATGAGTAGATCTGTTCACAAGAGAGCCACTCCCCGTCCTCACACGCATCTGTGAGCAGAGCCTCAAGCTCGTACTCTAAGATGTCGCTAAGGACAAGAGGTGTTCCGTCTTCATTGTAGGTAGGTGCCTGCCAAGACAGTACAATATCTTTCTCTTCATACATAGAGGCGCTGAACGCACCCCCAGATAAGATCAATGATAGCCCTACTGCACATAACGTACTAGCAATATTCATACTACACTCCTATTGATATTAGGATGTCAATACCTGCTATACAAGCAGTCACCCCCAAGAATACAAAGACCAGCGCGAAGCCGGCCCTCCATATTGTTTGACCTATCTTCATACTAGACTCCTAAATTTCACACGATGGTCCAACACAGGCTAGTGTTTGAGCCCCCTCTGTCATGTCAGATGATTCATACTGTGACAACTTACTCCAATCAATCTTAGGCATAGACTTGCACAAGTTACTGTACACATCTTTGCTGATCTCTTCGTAAGGTGCCTGCTGGTAGACATGATCAGACCTTGGTAGGAACGACACACCACTACACTTATCTAGCTTATCCCATATCCATTGACCTGCTGCTAAGAACTCGTCATCACTGTAGTACACAGTAACAGATGGCTTGTGTTCACACCAATGATCTTGGTACACCTCCCATAAGTCTAACTGCTTCTTGACATCTAAGTCCTCGGTACACACTGCATCCTTCGGTGCCTTAACAGGGAAGCTGAACACTACGTTCTCTGCGTTCATTACATCCTGCTCCCATGGTACACCCTGATCCTGTAGCAGAGCGGTAAGAGGATCTTTAGTATCACTCCGTACACGTCTGACATAGTAAGGTGAGTACCTAGCATGGATGCCTGATGCACTATCAACTAACTGTGAGACAGTACCGCTAGGTTTCACGGCGGTGATCGCCGTAGATTGTTCAATACCTAAACGCTTAGCCCACTTCTTATTGACAGTGACAGCCTTATTCTTCAGCTTCTCCAACAAAGGTGCACATGATGTCTTGCTTAGCAGTGGGTGGTCCATAATGCCAGTCATCGATACACCTAGTAGTCTTTCTTCTGCTGTGTTACGTGTCCAGATAGGACGTACATAACGGAAGTCAGTAAGAGTAGACTGTAATGTACCAATGATAGCAGCCATCTCTACCTTACGGTTTAGATCCTGTGGTGTATCAGTACTACGAACCACTATCTCAGACAAATTACAAACCTGAGCTGATCGTAAGATGATCTCACTGCAAGGGTTGGTGCCGAAGTCGTGATCGACATCCCGCCTGCCACTCTTAGCTGCTTGATTCTTACTGGCTATACGAGAGAAGATCCCTCGCTCACCACACTTACTCTCATGTAACGATACCCATTCCTTTAAGAACACCTCGAAGTCAGGCTGCTCTGTATACACTGCTGAGTTGTTAGCAAGTGCACGTTGTCCGTCTAACTCCCACCAGTTACCTAGCTTAGCCCCTCGCATTCGATCATCTGATAGATTAGATAGAGAGATAAGTGCCGACCTACGCACACCACCTACCACTACAATCTCAGCTACCTTACATACTAGGTCATGACACTCAAGGCTAGTAAGCCTACGGCCAGCAGCATTACGGAACATACGAACAGCGAAGTTAAACAGAGCAACCAAAGGCTCAGGCCCACTACTTCTGCCACCGAAAGTCTTGAGTGGTGCACCCTTTGGTCTGAGCTTGGACACGTCCCACTTTGGCACCTGTCCGGAGTAGAGTAGTCCGAGCAATTCCTTAAACGCTTTAGCCCACCCGATCTTGCTATCTCTGACGATGATTGTTGTGTCTGTTTCATGAAAGTCCTCTGATATTTCTGGCAGTTTCTTTACTGATTGTCTTTCAACAGAGAAGCCTACACCTGTACCACACATGAGAACGTATAAGATCTCATCGAATGCACGTACATGATCGATGGCTATGTAACTACAGTTGAAACCCGCCATGTTATCTCTATCAAGTGCAACACCTGCTGTCATAAGGCATCTCATTGATGGCATTACTTCCATGTTATAGATAGCCTTGTGCATCTTAGTAGCTGTCTTGCTATCTAAATCTCCACGATTTACCCAGAAATCTACATACCTACTTACCGTTTCCTCCCATGTTTCTCTTCGTTGAAGCTCAGGCAGCCAGCGTGCGTATCGGCTAGTGTGTATGTACTGTTGGTATTGATCCATTAATTGTCCCTAGTTTCTCTGATTATTTTTTGGTCTACCATGGAAAAGGTAGCGTGGTCTGTGGTTAATGTTTTACCATCGAAGGAAATAACCTTCACTCCGTTCTTTTCTAGCTGCTTCTTTAGAGCAGCAAGGGAGCCGAAGCTCCCCTGTACAATCACGTTCTCATTCATAACACCCCCGCTGCTATCTTACTAAGATAGTATACGATTAACCAAACTTGAGTTAGCAATGTCGCCGCTGTAATCCCCATGATTATATATACTACTATCGCTTCTAAGTCCATGATCACCTCGTTATAAGATATAAAATAAACATTACTACGCTAAAGATAGTCAATGCTGATACTAACCATAGCGTAAAGAGGACTGTGGTTACTGCATCCAAGACCCCTCCCGTCTCTTGGATCACCCTCTTTGCATTAGTGTCTCTAACATCTCTTAGTGGATTGATTGTTGTGTCTCCTTTTTCAAGGTACGTATCTCACTAGCTACCTTCTCTAGTGTGACAGCCATGTCCTCTATGCCCTCATCACATGTTAAGAAGACAGTGGTTGTCTCATCTTCATCATTAGACATAACCATCACGTATGCATGATTCATATCAGGGATGCCATCTACTACTATGTCATCACCTAATACCGCTTTCAAGTCATAGATTTTTACTTGGAACATAGTCTCTTCACTCATGATTGTTCTCCGGTATTGTTGATTGATTTTTAAATGTTGCTAACATCTCAAGACAGTGGATAGCCTTGTGTATATCCTCTAACTCATTACCCTTGTTACGAGTAAGGTACTTGTTCACCTTGGTGTACACTGATGCCTTAACACCAGCGTATCCAAAGTTTCGGTACGTTATCTCCAATGGTTGGATGCCTTGATCCTTATAGTGATCACCTCCTACCTGCTTTCCGAATGCACGAGCTTCTCTCGTAGCTTGTGCTGCGTGCAGTGTTGTTGATCTATTAGGATCTGTTATCCAATTCATATGTTCCCCCCACGTAGGTTAGATGCTGCACCTTTCTCCGACTTAGCTGACTTACTCCAACTACCACAACCATTACACTTAAACTTCCGAGCCTTAGTTGCATTGGTGTATGCGTAGCCTCGGTAATGGATGTCGTGACTACCACACGATGGGCATGTATCACGCTCACCTGAGTACACTTGACGGTTGGGATGACTGCCTATCCAAGGTAATAGCTTGAGATATAATTCTTCTAACAAGAATACATCTTGGATGTTATACTCTTTCATTGTCTTACGATCTTTCCTGTTACCATTCATACAGCCAGTCCACAGTGGCATACCTGCATGAGATACCTTAGCACCGATGCCTAGCTTAGACGCAACATAGTCTAGCTTACGAGATGCCGGCTTGAACTTCTGTCTTGTTGTCTGAAGCAAGTCAATCTCTTTGTAAGGAGATGGTGGTGTAAGTCCGTGTTGAATGAACTCCCAGTTCAGTGTAGGTATATCAAACTTCTTACCATTGTAATGAATGACAGCATCAGCCTCATCCAATAGATTCCAGATAGTTTGAATGTAATTCTTCTTAGTCTCCCACTCAGCACCAAAGAAGAACTTACCTTCCTTATCACCAACCCATCGAGCAGCCCAGCATAGTGTACCGCCTGCCTCTACAATCTGATTGAGGCCGATACGTTGATCGAACAGACCCCAACAGTATGCTTTGTGTGGTTTTGTTTCTATATCAAGCATTAGTATTTTCATTTCTTCTTAGCCTCTTGTGTTTTAATATTATGACATCCCTTACATAACACTTGTAAGTTGTCCTCTTCACAGAATAATGTTTCAACAAACTGAGCTAAGTCATCGTAAGACTTTAGGCTTCCACATTCTTTGATGTGATCTACTGCTACCTCTTTACCTGCACACCACTGCTTGCATCCATTACATAAGTATTCAAACTTACGTCTCTTATCAGGCCCAGTGTATGGTCTCTTAGCTTTGTTCATTACATCGTACTTAGGTGGCCATCGCATACTCTTCTGTCTCAGTCCACTCCGAATGAATCCAAAGTACCCTGCCTCAGTGTAACGACCACCGCCTCTAGTCTTAGCTACTCTTCGTCCCATGCTCCCTCCTCTACATCAAAGACACTGCATTTAAAGATCTGTACATCAAAGGATGTAGGCAGTACATCATAGTAGTAATCCAGTGCATCCTTATGATCAGCAAAGGTCATAGTATACATACCTAGTGCATCATTGTGTGTTACTTCATACATCATCAAGACCCTCTTCTGGTTTCCAAACATACATAGGTAGCTCCCACATAACAGGACTACCATCCTCGTTCAGGTCATTCACCATCCATAACAGACGACCTTGCTCTAACATATACTCTTCAAACTTATCTTGATGCTGGTCTTCATACGCCACTGATACAACATCGAACAACTCATACTCATCTTCACAATCACATAAGAGATCATAAGCCTTAGCAGGACCATAGCCTTTCAAACCGGGAATGTTATCAGTGCTATCCCCTGTTAGTAATTGACTATAGAAGAACATCAACCCACCACCTGTTAGCTTCTTCCTATTCTCTGATAGGTGTAGCTCACCATGCTTAGAGAACTGATAAGGTCCGAACTCTCCTTGCTGTCCTGATTCCCATCCATAGTGCCAACCGGCCACCATCCTTAGATCTTTATCTCTACTACATATGATTGTATCTTCTGTCTGATTGATAGCCAGTGCATCATCAGCTTCCATACCCTCAATCATTACAGCCCATGTATGTGACATGATATAAGCACGAAGGTTATTGTAGTGGAAAGGTTTCTCTCCCTTACGGTTGCCCTTGTATGGCTTGGTTACTGCTACCTGCTCCCTGAAGTTACCCTTACCTGTAAGGTACATGGTGTAGTCTGTGCAATCAACAGCCTTTAACATATCCCTTAGCTTGTTATGAAATACCTCGATAACAAAATCAAAGTTACTGATTGGTTCATCCTTAGGATACTCAGCCACTGCCGAGCATTCATATACTAATAAGTCTCCGTCTATTAAAGCCCGCATATCAACTCCAACTCTGCTTGTGTCTCATAATGAAAGGCTGACCAGTAGTGCTTCTCTTGCTTAGCAACAAAGAGCTTCCATCTATAATATTTATATACATGATGATTCATCATAAAATTTCTCGCATAAAAAAGGCGAGGTTTTACCCCCGCCTTATGTGTTAACCGTAAGGATTAACTGCTTCATCACCAGTGCGTGTCACCTCATCCGTGTTAACGATAGGCTCGTGGACTACACCACCACCTAGTAACGCACCAAGAGCTGAGCCTTGGAAGTTAGTAGCACCCTTGATCTTATCCTTCAAGAAGTCAGGCAGTCCATTGAACACATCCATGTCAGGCTCATCGAAGTCAAACAGCTGAGGGTCATTGACTAGCTCAGCTACATCCATGCCTTTCATGATAGGAGATGTTGCTCCGATGTTAGCATACACGATAGTGCTGTCATCCTTTTTAGGATTGTGAACTACAGTGAGTGCTACTGGTGCACCTAACAACTCAGCCCAGTCACCACCCGCTGCTTGCTGTGGATCAAGTGCTAGGTATCGTTGAGTACTCTTAGCTCTATCGGCACTCAAGCCATAGAACGGGAAGTCCTCACTGATCCATCGTGGTTTAGTCTCATCATCCTTACCTGCTTCATCCTTCATGAACTCAGTAGTAAGTTCGTATGTACATCGGATCATGGCGATAGGATCTTTTGCTTCACCCTTCCATGGTCGTCGTGCTTGTACACCTAAGTCAATGATTGATACCAGTCGAGCTGGGTATGTACCCACAGCTACTGGTGCTTGTGGTTTAAACTTACTCTTACCGCCGGAACTTCTTACCTTGTTAGCATTTAAAGCCATTGTCTGATTCCTATTTTGATTTTAGTTTGAACGCTTAGTGCGTGTGTCTTCTTTAAACTTACGTACCCACCGACAGCCTGTACTCTCTGTTGTGTTGTACTTCCTGCCTAACTCAGAGCCTGATAGACCCTCAGCTATCCATGTTTGATAGGCTTGATCTATCCTATCCTTACTTCTTTCCTTGTTAGTCTTAACCTTATGGTCACTTACTGTTAGCAATTGAAGGTGGTCTATGTTACAACATGCCCTGTTCCTACAGATATGATCTACCTCGTAGCCCTCAGGTATGTCTCCCCTCTCCTGCATCCAGATGTGTCGGTGATACATCATAGGTTTCAATGTACCATCTACCCACACCTGCTTCCTAAAGTAACCGTCTTGATTCAGCTTGTGTGATGTTGGTGTGACACAGCCGCCCTCATGCATAACGGTTACTAATTCTTTACTGTATGCCATTAATGGACCTCCATCCAATTCTTACCTATCATACCATCACCTTGGTGAGGACATGCTATCTTTAATCTACGACCTGCCTCAGCTATAGCCTCACATCCTAGATGTAAGTAACGCTCAGTTAGATCATCTCGTACCTCTGCACTAAATTCATCATGGACATTAGCTACGAACCCATACTCCTCACCATGAGTCCATCCCTCAGCATCACACCATTCTTTTAGTAACACCAGTGCATGTTGCATAAGGATTGCTTCATCACTTTGTAAGACATACACAAGGATCTGATGTTCACTCTCTATGTGTATAGGCCTACCATCTAATCCTTCAACCCATCCATCATAGTGTTCCTTCTTATCCCAGTCATTCAATCTTGTCTTAGCATTAGACACCCATTCTTTAGTTAAGTTCAATACTAAATCAGAGAACCCTGTTGATACACTAAGTAATGCATCCCTGATACGTGTACCTGTATCTTTATTCTCCCCTATAATATCACCCAGCTTGTTATCACTAGCTCCAAACATGAATGCGTAGTTAAGATTCTTTGCTTGACCATAGCTAACAGTGATACCTACATCAGCTATAGCCTGTTGGTTTATCTGATGGATGGCTGTACCCTTAGCCTTATCACCATTGATTAATATCTCAGTGAAAGCATCATCACCTACCCTTGCTGCAAGCATACGGTTCTGACAACCAGCAGCATCAACACCTACGATTGAGTATCCATCCTTAGATATGAATGACTTCCTCATCCACTTACCAAAGAATGCACCATCACTAGGTACGTTTACTATGCCTCTATGTTTAAGCCTTGCTGTTGTACACATACCCGCTATACCCTGACTGATACGGCCATCATCACGTATGATCTTAACCCATCCTTCTAAGTTACTACGTCTATGCTTACACTGCACACGCTTAGCTATAAGCCGACCTATCTTACCATCAACACCACGGAAAGCATCAGCACCATTTAACTTAGGACTAGCTCTCACTAGCTTCTTGTCTACCTTGAGCAGCTTACCATTCTCTTTCTTATAATTCCATGCCTCCGGTATCCATCCTTCTCTTAGCAGCCAGTCCTTTGTCTCCTTGTTACTGTCTAAGTTGACAGGTCGGTAACTTATTCTACTGAATGGACCAGCAACATGATCTGATTCACCCTCCCATTTCAATACCTGTGAAGAGGGCAGCCCTGATTTAAGGAAGGGTTTACGTACCCAGCCTAGCTCACCTGCCTTCTTAGTCTCATCAATCACTAGCACCTGTGGCAGCCGTGGCACCACGACACTATCGATCTTAGCTATCCAATGTGTGAGCATTGCGATAGACTTATCAATCCATGTGCGGTCAACCAGCCAGCCATACTTCTCTTGTTCGTGTAGTATCTCGAACAATCGGTGAGTCAATTGATGTGCGGCTATCCAGCTAGGGCCGCCCTCTTCTTTCAGATAACCGTGGACAAGTCGAAGAATCTCCACATCTTCGACACATCGATGTAACATGTCCGGTGTGTATGTTGTCCAGTCCTCATGTACTACCTTACCCCTACCTACCCGATACCCGAAGGCAGCTAGTGAGTGAGGACGTGTACCTTTATCAGGACAATCATAAGGTAGCTTACGTTCAGGCCGTTGAAGCCTAGACATAAGGGCTGTGTCAATCTTGATACCCTTGTACTCATAGTTAAGCATCATCTTTAACAGAGGGAAGTCATAACCGATACCGTTATGAGCTACCAACATGCTACATGTATCCATAAACTCAGTCATCTCTTTCATCTGATGACCTTCAAAGATGTGCTGCTTGCCTGATGCTGCCTCAATGAAGACACCACAGTGTATCTTTGTTACTGTATCAAGTAAACCATTGGCTTCTAAATCAAAGTAGCATAGCATAAAATTTTCTCCTATAATTTACAGACTTTTAAATGTTATAGCTTTAAAGCATTGATCATAGTAGTCTGCAATTGCATCTCTTTCTTCCCACAGTATCATCGCAGGTATGTAGACTGGCGAGATAATAAGGTGAAGCAACCCAACAAAAAACATTTTAATCTTTTTTCTATTCATTCCCTTACCCTAGATCAAGTTCATCGATAAGATGGCCTACTTGCCACCACGTAAATAAATATTCTTCAACTAATACAGCCATTAATTCGTCCGGATTGTTGAGTTTGTCGTACAGCCTATCAAGGCGAAGAACTTCACATACTAGCTCTTCATCTGTACCCCCACGTAAATCTATTTTCTCACTCATCTACCACCCCCCTTACCACCTCCTTCACGTTTGTCATTGCGTCAACACCGCCCTTTGAACCTACCATCATACGTATCTGATCGTACACACTTGCGTTCTCGTACTTCTCGATGGCAGCGTCTTCATTCTCTGCTTCGACACGGTAGCAAACCCTTTGCACCTCTGTCATCTCTATCTCATATGTCTTCATAAAGCCTCCTCAAAATATACCGGCTTACCTGTGAGATCCCAAACAACATCTAGCAGTTTATCCGCCAGCTCATTAGCCTCATCCTCCTCAAGAAAACCTAAGTCTATAGTGGCATCAGCTATTTCTACCTCGACAGATAAGTAATCACCAATCCTCTTAACATCTATATTCATTCCTCTACCCTCTGTGAAAATTGTCCAGTATTTTTATCCCAGAATAGCGGCACTGTACCTACACTACCGAACTCTCTGTCCTCTAGTATAACTAAGTCCCTGCAATTACGTTCATCCTCTGTTAGTTCAGGATCTCTGTTACCCTTGAGTCCCATCATGTAATGACATGACCTCATCATTGACCGTGACCCTGCGAACTGATTAGATAGTACATCACCTCCTCTCTCATGTGGCTTCTTACCATTGCCGGGCGAGAGCAAGTGACAGAAGATTGTTATAGATAGTTTATGGTCCTTAGCTAATGATGCTGCTTCACTGGCTATCTGGCCTAGCTTTTCATTAGCCTCTGATGCTGACAGTGTGTTAGTAAAGTTAGTGATAGGATCAAGGTATACTGTACGGTATCCCTCTGCTGCTGCTTGTACTATATCAGCCTTAACTGTTTCCCAGCTTGCATTCTGATACAGGTCTAGCATAGCTACGTTCCTACCTATGCGTGGCTCCCATTCATCCCATGCTTTCTGATCGAACTTGATGTTAGGATCATGGAACACACGACTAGCTGCCTTACCTACGAGTAGCTTGTATGTCTTATTGTTTGCCTCCTCTGGTTTAACTAAGAATACTTTCTCTCCGTGTACTAGGATCTTGTGTACTGCCAAGGCATTGAGCAACTCAGACTTACCTTGCTTAACACCTGCCCCTATGTACCTCACCTCACCCCATCGTTCGCCTCGTGTGAGCGCTGTTAGTGCAGGCCATGGAAAGCTAAGCCCCATCTCTGCTTCCTTACATGCGCTCTCTGTTAGGCTGTCACCATACACTAGCTTACTGTTGCTTGGTGCTGCTGCCTTAAAGAGTACAGAATTTTTTAAAGATTTTTTATGACCTTTCACTAAGCATTCATTAGCATCCTTAGCTGGTAGGTTAGCACGCATAGCTTCGGGGTATATCTTACACACCTCTGCTGCTGCTATGTTACCGGCATCATCCATATCAAAGGCAAGTACCACATCTTTGAAATGTTGTTTGATGTACGATAGCTGGTCGAGTATCTGTCTCTTCGCTCCACCTGAGCCATTGGATAAGCTGACCACAGCAGGGTTAAAGTCTGCATACTTAGGATCAGTGTTAAGATCTTTAAGTACTTGGAACAAGGCCACCGCATCGAACTCTCCCTCTGTTATGATAAGTCTTGGTGCACCTGTTGCTACTGCCTGCTCCCATCCGAATAGCTGGGGCTTGCTGGCATTACCTAAGCTGAACATGTGCTTCTCTTGCAGATCTCTTAGCTTATAGCTAACAATCTCACCACCTCGGTAGATAGGAAAGGCTGCTGTCGTTGGTGTAGTACCATCCGTCTCGCTAACACCTACCTTAACACCAAAGTATTCTAAGTATTCTTTCTTTAACTTCCTATCCGGTAGGCCATGACAACCCCATGTGTTGATGTCCTCTACGTCCCTCTGTATGTCCTCTAGTGGACGTTTAAGTTTAGCTGTTGGTGGTTTGTAGTCATCAGGCTTATCATCGTAAGGATTCTTTACAAACGTACTACAAGCGAAGCAGTAACCATGATACACACCACTACTCTCTTTGAATACTTGAAGCCCATCACTACTTCCACATGAATGTTCTAATTTTTCTATGCAATCGGCCACGATTATCTCCTATTGTAGGTATCTTAGTTGATCTTTAATCTCTTTGTTATCTAAAGCCTTCTTAATAATTCTTGATGCTGTTTGGTTAGGCACACCTGTTAGTCTCTCTATATCCACAAGGGTAGATGCTGCTGGTAGTCCTACTCCGTAGTACAGTACTACTATTTCGTAGTCTCTATCTGATAGGCTGGTCTGTAATACTTTAAGTATATCTTTAGCCTTCTCTGTTACATCTAAAGATGCTGTCATGTAGTCATCAACAACATCAAGACTCTCAATACTGATACCATCAGGACGCCTAGCCTTGATAGCTCTGACAAAGTTCATCATATGATTAAAGATAACTCTATTATAATAAGTCCTAAAGGTAAAGGATTGATCTTCATATGTATCTAATGCTCTAAAGAATGCGATAGATATTTCTTGTTCTATATCATCTCGGTCTAGCATGTTATCTTCTTTTATATATTTAGTTTTACACCACTTCCAAGCCAGTCCTTGTATATCAGACAAGGCTAGTTGGTAAGCCTCGTTCTTGAGTCGATCATTCATCTCCATTCTCCTAGTATCATATACTAATAAACACTTTTTACCCTGATTTTTCCCCACTTTTTCATTAAGTTTTTGTAAGGAATAAGGTAAGCCATTGATATATAGACTTATTTAATTCATCTGAGGATTGTACTCACTGCATACATAGGCGTGCCTCGTGTTCTCATCCTTCGGTGGATGGGTTGATGCGAATGGCATCTTGTTATCCTCACATGACTCCATACTATAAAAGATATAGGGTACTGGAACGCTGCCGATATACTCACCATTTACAATTATCATCTGTAGTAAAACGTATACTGTTAACATGTCAGTTCACCTCGTTATGTGGTAGTAGTTCACTCATGAATTCTTGTATTGAATATCCTTTTTGTAAGTAGATGAATTGATTACCTGATACCCTTGCTACTAATATCTTTACTAGCATTCAAAGTTCTCCTCTCTAATCTCTGCTTCTAAGAAATCTTTAGTGTCAATATCTTGACTCCACTTCCCTACTGTTTCGTACCAGTTCTCAAAGTTATACCCTCGCACTTCGGGACACGGTGTTGAACATGCATGTAGTGCGTCTAAATTAATTGGATCGATTGATGTCTCTTGCTTGTTCATAATGTCGCCTCGATAGTTGTTAGTATTGCATAGCCTATGATAATAATGATGATGACATCATGCCATTCACCTATAAAACTACTGATCTTCTTCATATCTTCCCTCATCTTCTGCCATATGGTGTGATTCTATCACTAACAGCCATCCCTTCCCTTCCTGCTTGTGTGTCCCTCTAAGGAAGTTGTTCTCTAAGGTATACGATGACCCTCCCATCTCTTTAAACTTCGTTAGCGCCCCATCTATGGTCTTGTATGGTATCACTAATGGTGATATGCTACTATCAGGCCAGTAAAAACAGGCAGTGTACATAATCCAATCTTTTTCTCTCATCATATCAATAGTCGTGCTCATCTATCATGTTCTCCAGATTCTTAATCATATTATTTAATGTAACAACCATAGCAGGACACGTCTCCTTATTACGCTTGTCTTTATACAACTCTATCCAACGTAGTAGCTGTTCTTCACCTGTCATCGTAGCCTCCTCGTGCTCTTGTGTACACTCCGTTGAATGTATACTCATGTTATGGTTGTACTTACAGTTCGTTCCCTTACACTCCATCTCTCTCCTCCACTACGTCCATGAATATTAATAACTCTTTAGCATAGCGGTATGCCTCACCGCCTGACCCGTCTTGGTTGGGCAGGTCTCCATCATCTCCGTATTCTTTAACCCATTCTAATAGGTTACGTAAGTTGTAGTCGAACATCTCATCACCTCTCATGTTATGTGTTAGACAATCAAATTTCTTAGTCGTTCAATGGCACCGAGAAGTAAATCAGTGTGCTCATCAATACCTAAGCTGATATACGTGTCGAGTATGTCCTCTAACTCCTTGATTGCTAAGTATATTTCGGACCGCGTGTGATTGTTCATAGCTCTCTCCTCTCTGTGTCTGTCATCTCTATTAGTAACATCAAGTTTTTAATGACATCCTTCAAGTCTGCCATGCTAGTGCAATATGGACCACCAGCAGTCACATGATTAAATATACTTACGTCGTGTTCGTACTCAGCGGTGCGTGCATGATACAGAATATCTTCAAGGTAGTGAATGTTTAATTGTTTCAGCCTTGCTCTCGCCCACTTCTCTTCGTTAGTCATAGCTCCCCCTTCTTAGTGTAGATCCCTTCGTATGATTCGACCACAAAGCCTAGTCTTATTGCATACCCTAGCTCCTCCGCCGTGCATTCAAAATAATAATCTTCGTTAGGGTTGGACTCCGCTTCGATATACATCACGTCCACCTCACTATCTTCTATTGCCTTGTTCTTATAGAATCCCATATCAATACTCCTCGTTTATTTTCACTACATCAATACAGTTGAAGCCCAGTGTTGTAGGATCATCACCCCAACTAGCAACGCCACGGTTATTACTGTGATTCACGGTTCTCACTGTACCCGCTCGACCTTCTGACCAGAAGAATGCCTGCGTACCTTCAAGCGCTTTGATTCTATCACCTGCTTTTAGTTTCCTACTCATGATACCACCTCTTTAGTACGTTCACTCGCTGGTTTAATCCATAGGTATTCGGTCCAGAATGCCTCACTTGCATTGCCAAGGTAGGTGTAGCTATCCTCCCACATCATGCGCTTGTACTCCTCGTGGTCCTCCTCGCCCATTAGTTGGACATCTAAAAACCCTGCATCGACCGCATGATCTAAGGCTTCGCACTCATTACCCCCATACGACACGCACAAGGTTCCGTATTCGTTGCCTATAATATATGCTGTCTCGCCCCAGTGAAAACCATTTTGATTTGCTATTCTTAAATTACTCATTCTATTAACCCCATTTTAATTGTCGTTGCACACTCTCTGCTCTTAACTTGTTGACCACAAAACCCATGAATACATAAGAACTCTACCTTAACTATTACACCCGCTCTATTGGTGGTAGTTAATTCATCCACTACAGTGTACACCCTACCCTTGTTATGCTTACCACGTTTTGTAAACCGTGTACCTATATCAATATCTAAATTCATGCTACCACCCCCTTATATATCAACACTGCCACTATAACTGGTGCCTGTATTAACACCATGAAGAGGGCCAGTCCTGCTAGTTCAAGCCCCTCTTTCACCCGTTGATGCCCTTGATTGCTCATTAGAATTCCTCCACAATATAGGTATCAGCATCAACCTTAATCACTGTAGTTCGGCACTGCAAGTAGTCAAGAATAAATTCAGATCGATCTTCTTCTTCCACCCCACTTGTGTCTATGTCCCACACCTCCGCGCACTCTCCCAAGGTATAAAGAGAGAACGCACATCTTAATGCTACTGGGTCAAGGCCCAGACCTTTAACACCCTCCTCTTCTAGCATCTCAAAATATTCAACCAATGCCCGCGTAGCTTCATATTGATCTTCACCGAACACCTTATGATCCATACAAATATCAATGGCCTGTTCCGTACTCAATGTTATATACATTCTAGCTCCTCCTCTAAGTCGTCAAGTAATACCGATAGTTGGCAAGGTGTGAAGTTAAACCACTCCTCCAGTTCAGAAATTAAACCACTATCATGTCGCATACTGTACAAGCCGCTGTCATTATACACTACCATCGATAGTTCGTTATCCGTATATTGTGTCAAATCTACCTTATCCATGTTATCACCTTACGCTTTAAGCGCCTTGTTAGTTTCAATAGCTTCTAGTTCAAATCGTGCTTGTCCGTATATACGGCGTGCTTGTCTGTTATATTCATACACGACCGCCACTTGTTCCGCTGTCAATGCCTCAGTTCTCACCCTATTACTGCTGTCAATAGGCGCTTCGTAGTCTGTTATCATATATAAAGACATGTTCTTTCACCTCTCTCTTTTGCTTCAATGGTAACACTCACCACTTCGCTGTTAATGTCACCATATTTCTTAGCCTCCAGAGCTTTATCCAGAGAGTACGTCCAGCTTATTTCTTCAGAATCATCATTGTATTTAAACGTAATTTTATAATGTATCGTATCCATGTGATCAATACCCCAACCATGCTAACACTGTCTCACCTGTATACTCTGGCAAATCTCCGCAGTCATTAATAAAATCGCACCACTCTAAATTATGTTCCACTATCTCAAGGCGTGCTTCTCTTCGCGTTACCATTACATCCATTGCTTCGTCGTAGCTCATGATTAATACTCCTCTCTCTTTTTCAATTCCAGAATACAATAGTGTACTTCGTACCAATACTGCCCAGCTTTTGGGTTCCACCCGTCACCGGCACGAGCCGCATTATAGGCATCTTCTCTTGTATATATCAATTGATCCACTGTAAAATTACTAAACCGTTCTTGCGTTTCACTATGCCAATTAGTATCCACGGTATTCTCCCGTTATCGGGCCGCTATATCGCAGCCAATTGAATAAATTCTATCGTGATCAATGCCCCTGCAAAGTAGGGACACAATCTGTTTACGGGTCAAGGGGCACCCGATAAAGCCGTATCGTGCAAACATAAATTCTATGTCATTCACTTGTATAGCCATGTTATTCTCCCGTTAGTAAGTTATACCTTGAACAATAGGAGGGCA